GTGTTACTGCTGGTGGTAACATTGGAAGTGGTGTAACTATTACAACCTTTGATGTTGATACAGATAATGATGGATTACACTTTAAAGTTGATCACAGAGCTCATGGATTACACGCTTTCAATAACCTAGTTAAAATATCTGGTGTTGACTCTGATGTTCCTAGCACAAAATTAACTGCTGATTATGACAATAACTCTCTATCAGATATACCTGTGATTGCAGCATCTAATTTTGCAACATTCGAGGGTGTTGGTGTTGGAACAACAAATTATGGATATGCGATTTTAGGAGAAGAAATTATTTCTTACACTGGTGTTTCAGAAAGTTCGATTACTGGTGTCACCACTAGAGGTATTGATGCCACAACTAAATCAAGTCATTTATCTGGTGATGAAATTAAAAAGTATGAATTTGCTGGAGTTTCTCTCCGAAGAATCAACAAGACTCATGATATGAATAGTCCAGCTGCAACTGTAACAGATCCAAAAGATTTAGATTTCTATCATATCAAAGTTGATATGAATAGTGATGGAACAGACAGAAGTGGTGGAACTTTACCAGATAGATTCTTCTCATCAACAAAACGTGCTGGTGGTTCAAATGTAAAGGCAACACAAAACGTGCAGTTTGAAACTCTTACACCTAATGTTCAAACCTTACTACCAAATGCAACAACTATTGGTGGTAGAGTAAGGACAATCTCAGCAACAAGTATTGATGGTTCTGAAACATCATTTGTTGATCAGGGATTTGTGGATGTTACACTTGATGATATGAATCATTTTGAAACACCTCGAATGGTTGCGTCTAAGATAAATGAAGATAGACAATTAACAGATTTACCTGGCAATAAGTCAATGACATTTGAGTTTGCAATGACTAGTGCAGATGATAATGTTTCACCAGCTATTGATTTGGATCGAGTTAGTGCAATATTAACCACAAACAGAATTAACAGTCCTGTTTCCGATTTTGCATCAGATTCGAGAGTTAATCAAACAGGTCAAGATCCTTGTGCAGCGACTTATGTTTCTAATTTAATTGTTTTAGAAAATCCAGCAACAAGTCTTAAAGTTCAATTTGCTGGATATCGAAGAGACAGTTCTGATATTAGAGTCATGTACAAAGTTCTTTCTGAAGGAGAATCTGAAAATAGTATGGAAAAAGATTTTGATTTATTCCCAGGCTTTGCTAACATAGATCAAAATGGTAATATTATTAACAAAACTAATAATAACGGAAAACCTGATGATCCTGTAACACCTTCTGTTCATGAAACGTTTAAAGATTATGAATTCACACTTGAAGAGTTATCACCATTTACAAGATTCCAAATCAAAATTGATATGGTTGGAACTAATCAAGCACAACCACCATACATTAAAGATCTTAGAGCTATCGCACTTGCATAATGGAAGAAGAAATTGAACTAATCCCTGTCGAAGGTAAGTCTGGATTTTATCGAGACCCCGAATCAACAGCAGTTATTAATTGTGACAAAAAGGCGTATTCGGATTATATGAAACGCAAAAAAATCTCAAAAGCTAAAAGTAATGAATTGAATAAAATGAAAGAAGACCTTGATAATGTAAAGGGTGAATTAGGAGAAATTAAAGGTCTTTTATCTACTCTTGTTCAAAAACTAAATAATTAGAAAAATGGCACAACAGATAATCACTTTTGACCCAGACGTGGGTGTTCCAATGGGTGTGAATCTAACCATGTTCTCTGGTGCTGATTTCAACACCACTTTCACGATTAGAACTTCTGCTGGTTCAAGTATAGATTTTACTAACTATACTGGAAGAAGCAATATGAAGAAATCTGCGATTGGAACTGCGAACACTTTTGGTGTATCACTTGGAGACACAGATGGAAAAATAACTCTATCTATGGGTTCAACTGTAACCAGAAGTTTAGCTGAAGGTAGATATCTATATGATATCAATGTAAGTTCTGGTTCTACTTTCTTTAAATTTATAGAAGTTAATGTGCTTGTTAGAACAGGTATTTCAACTTAGAGGTGAAGAATGGCTCAACCAACTTCAAGAGAAGGTTTAATAGATTACGCAAAGAGACAGCTTGGATTTCCTGTCTTAGAGATCAACGTTGCAGATGAACAGTTTCAAGATCTGTTAGATGATGCTATTCAGATATATCAAGAGAGACATTATGATGGTATCGCAAGGATGTATCTTAAATATAAAATTACACAAGATGATATTGATAGAGGACAAGCGAGAGGAGGAGATTCAACTTTAGGAATTACAACAACAACCACAACTTCAACAGTTGGATTATCTACAACTTTTAATATAGAAGAAAATAATAATTATATACAAATGCCTCCATCTGTAATTGGAGTTAATCAAATATTTAAAGTTAGATCAGATACTGTTTATGATGGTTTATTTAATATTCGTTATCAGTTATTTTTAAATGACTTATATGCTTTTGGTTCAATAGATCTTCTTCAATATGCGATGGTTCAAACTAAACTTGAAGATATCACTTTCTTATTAAATCCAGATGTAAGATATAGATTTAACATTCGTCAGGATCGTCTTTATATTGATGTTGATTGGGCACAAATAAACAAGGATGATTTCTTTGTTATTGATTGTTTCCGAATATTAGATCCAGATGATTTTACAAAAGTTTATAACGATCAATTTTTGAAGAGATATTTCACTGCGTTATGTAAAAGACAATGGGGTCAAAACTTAATAAAATTCCAAGGAGTTCAATTACCTGGCGGTATTCAATTAAATGGTCGTCAAATTTATGATGACGGTGTTGCAGAGTTGGCTGAGATTAGATCCAAAATGGCAAGTGATTATGAAATGCCTCCACTTGATATGATTGGATAATGTTAAATCCGTTTTTTCTACAAGGCTCTAAAGGGGAGCAAGGTTTAGTACAAGACTTAATTAATGAACAATTAAGGATGTACGGCCTTGAGTGTCATTATATTCCTCGTAAATTGATGACATCGAGAACAATAATGAGAGAGGTAACTGAGTCAAGATTTGATCAGGCATTTCCTCTTGAAGCATACTTGATGAATGTTGATGGATATGCTGGACAGGGAGATATACTTACAAAATTTGGTGTTCGAGTTACAACTGAAGCGACATTTGTAATCTCAAGAGAGAGATTTGAGGAAGCAGTTGCACCATTTCTAGAACAGGATGATGACTACACTTTGTCTAATAGACCAAAAGAGGGAGATTTAATATTCTTTCCTCTAGGAAAAAGAATGTTTGAAATTAAGTTTGTAGAACATGAGAGACCATTCTATCAATTACAAAAAAATTATGTTTATCAATTACAATGTGAACTCTTTGAATATGAAGATGAAGTCATTGATACAAATGTCAATGCAATTGATGAAGTTGTTCAAACAGAGGGTTATATTGCAAGATTAGTTTTATCAGGTGTTGGTAGCACTGCAACTGCAAACACAACTCTTAACTTTGGAGCTGTTCAACAGATATTCTTACAGAATGATGGATATGGATATCTCACTGCACCCACTGTTTCGATCAGCACTTCACCTGGCGTAGATGCAACTGCTGTTGCAATTATGACATCTCGATCTGGTATCGCAACTGCTAAATCTATCGATAAAATTCTTTTAATCAATCCTGGCAGTGGATACATCGGAATACCCACTGTAACCGTGCCAGGCACTGGTATAGCGACTGCTGGCATCACTTCTCTAGGTTCAGTAGGTATTGTTACAATTACGTCTGGTGGTTCTGGTTATACCACTACACCAAATGTTGCGATTACTACCGCACCAGAGGGAGGAACCGATGCAGCTGCTGAGGCAGTGATGGTTGGTGGAACAATTAGTGCAATTAGAATCAGTAACGCTGGTAGTGGATATGTGTCTGCACCAACAATTACAATTGGTGCTGCAACGTCAATAGGAGATGGTAATTATATCTTTAATGAAACTGTTCAAGTTTCATCTGATTCCTCGGAGACTGCAAGAGTTAAAGTATGGGATTCAGACTCTAGAACCCTAGATGTTAGCATGTTAACTAAGATGCAATTCCAAGTTGGTGAGAAAATAAAAGGACTTGAATCTGGTGCAGAATATGTAATCCTCTCTGTAAGTTATGACCAACCAAATGATTATCCAAATGAGGAGTATGGTGCGAATCAATATAATGATAATGCAAACTTTGAATCCGAAGCGGATGCGATTCTAGACTTCTCTGAGGGCAATCCGTTCGGAACATTCTAAATAGTTAGAAAGCTTTGATATGTTAGGTACTTATTTCTATCATGAGATATTAAGAAAGACAGTTATCGGTTTCGGAACTCTCTTTAATAATATTAACATTCGACACAAGGATGCGAGTGGGACAAATTTTAGTGTCATGAAAGTGCCATTGGCCTATGGCCCAATGCAAAAATTCTTGGCAAGAATACAACAACAACCAGAATTAGAAAGAGAGATTGCAATAACTCTTCCAAGATTATCTTTCGAGATGCAAGGAATACAGTATGATCCAACTCGTAAAACTGGAAT